ATGACTGTTGCCGAAGAGTATTGCAAAAAGCACCAAAAGCGCGCACTACCACCGTTGCGTGATAAGAACGGGAACCATACTAGTAGGGGTGATATGTTAGAGACGGAATTTTCGACACTGGGGTACACTAAATTCTGGCAGAAGTATAAGCACCCAGTTTTGTGGAATGGGGTTTTCCCCTGGGCAATAGAGAACTTTGAGTTCGACACACCCATGTCCGATTCTATTAGAGATAAAAGAATGCACTTGCCGAAAGTGAATTTCTCCGGAATATCCAAAGAGGATGAAATCCATCACTTCTTAACAGAACGCAATGACAATAAGTCAGTTGACTTCAGGAATCTGCTGGAGGACTTGTCTGACAGAGGTGGGGAGCAACAGCTTGATGAGTTCGAGTATCATGTAGACTGGCATGATTTTGGCCCGAGAACAAGGGAACTAATTGAGTCACACACGGGATTTTATGCAGAGGGAAATCCGAAAGAAAAGGAAATGAAGGTGGAGGCTAGGTTCTTTGTTACTGGCCAATTCATCCTCAAGAAAGAAGTTAGCCAACTGAACGAGGCCTGCAAATTGTTCCTAAAGTACTGTCCTGGGTCAATAATGTCCTTGAGTGATGAACAACGTCGGGTGAGGCTAGAACTAATAGGTCGATCTACTTCCCCATTGTTCTTAGACAAGCGGGTAAAAGGACTCATTGACATATCAGGCCACAATCAGAGCTTCACACCAGAAATTAGCACGCCGTTTTTCGAACTGATTGGAGCTGTTCTTGGGACCCCTGAGATTGCTCATGCTCCAACCCTTTTCAACAGGTTGTTCTTTCATTACGCTCATCCCTTCCACGACATGCACTATTCTCATGTCGGACAACTTGGGGGAATAGAAGGGTGGTTCGGTTATGCCTGGGGGGCTCACTCTGCTATGACCACCGAGTTGATGATGTTCGATCGAGGAATGAAGGGTAGCTCAGCATCATATGGCGACGATGTGGTCATCGACATACAGGACAGTCAAGCCATTAGCTATAGTTATCTGGAAAAAATGTCAGTGGAAGCATTCGGGCGGGGAGGCCAGCAAGTGAAAGCAAAACAAACAGCGTGGACAAGAGCTAGGTCCACATTGCTGCGTCAAACTTATGCAAGCGGGTTTCCGGCATCACTTGATCTGAAAAAGATGGTCAGTGCTTGTCAGGTAACAGACAGTTCTTTGATGTCTGACCTCTCTGCAGCAGACAACATCTCGTCAGCATCCCTATCATCACTCTCTGACTCCGAAGATCCAGTACCGTTGCTTACAGTGAAATGGGTACATGTAGTGTCCATACTGATCGGGGGAGCTTATGCTCAGTTAAGGCATTACGGTGATGAAAACCATTCTGAACCAGTCAGGACTTGTTGGAGGACCATCCAGAGGTTGGTCACTTCTGACCCCTGTAACATGCTTGAAGAATCAGGGCAGCAAGAAATGCAGGTTGGCCACATACAATTGTTCTTCCATTATGATCTAGATACAGGGGTGCGACAGGTCATGGCCAAAAACACTGACACCGACAAACTAATGACGTTGTCAATGCTGACAGGTGAACATGACTACAATGGCTATAAGCGATCACTGTTGCTAGCATCTTTCACGCCCGATGACTTGTTCACATTGTCAGTCCTTCCGTCAAAAACTGGAGGCTTGCACACACCACTGTGGGTGTCATCGGTTGTACTCGGTCTTTCTGATCCTCATGCTGAAGTGCTGGAGGTTCTCTCAAGAACTACTAACTCATGGTACTTGAGAAAGGCGTGGAGTATGATAACCAGTGAGCGCATTACGGAGCAACAATTGTTCTCATCCAGGTATCCACTGCCCACAGTCATGAGGTCGCATTCCGATGTGGTTTTGAGCAGGTTGCGTGCCAAATTACCAGAATACGTGAAAAATCCCGAGATTATCACAATGATGGGGTTAGCAGATGACAGGAATAATGTAATAAACTTCATCATCGAACACATGAAGGGTGCATTCTC